CATTACTTAATTGAATTTTAATTGTACCATTACTTGTACATTCATAATATTGTTCACCATTACTATCAGTTTCTACTTTATATTCTCCAGTTCCTTTTATCCAATTTCTTGGAATAATACTTGTTCCATCTCCTTTTTCGTATTGAGGTTTGTCATAAAAAATAATATCACCTGTTTGTAAAGCAAAATCAGTTCCGCTACCTAAGAAATTTCTTTTAGGCATAGCAAGTGGTTTTGAATTTAGGAATTTTATGTATTCTTTGTTTCTTGTTTGTTCTATTAAACTACTATTATGAAAAACGTAATTTAATATAAAACCATAAAACCAATTATCATCACCAGTATCGTTTACACCAATTAAATTTATCCCCCCGTTTACATCACCAGTGATGCTTCCATCATAGGTTGTTGTAATTACAATCTCATTGTCAATATAAATACTCCAATTACTCCCATCCGCTTCAAACATTAAATTATAAAATTTTCCAGCTTTAATCAATCCAATTATTTTCAGTTATTTTTAATAATAAATTTTCAGCGACATTCACTTCCATTTTTTCACCAACTGACATTTCAATTATTTGATTAGTATCAATGTCATATATCCAATATTTTTCATCACAATCAGGTAGTGTTTCTTGTTCAAAATAATTATCGCGTTTTGATTGTGGCTTGATTGAATAAAATACAAATTCTAAATTAGTGATTTTTCCTGTTGGATGTAAATCATTAGGATTACTAATTTCTATTTTGTCTTGTAAATTTGTTTTATTTATTAAATACATTTTAATATTTTTTATTTTTAACTTATACCAAAATAACCTTTTTCATTATCATAAATATTTAATACTCCTATTGCTGATACCTCTATGTCACTTAATTTCATTTGTGATTGTTTATTAACATAACTGCTAATAGTAGGCATTCTAAAATAACAATAACCATTGAATGATGCAATACCTGTAAATGTCCCAAATTCTCTTCGTACAACTGACTGAGCAACACCATTTCTATAAATATTTATACCCTCTTTTGTACCTGAGCCGTCATAAGTTGCAAAAATATGATTCCAGGTGTTTAATTGTAAAAAATTAGCTGTCGCAAGGATAGAGTTTGAATAACTACCTAAAGTTGAATATAATCTTAATCCCCAACCTCCGTTTGCGTAATCATACCTAAGTTCCCAATGCTTTTGTCCATTCTTATCAGCTGATTGTGCTATGTAATGATATATCTTTCCATTATTTGAAACATATACCCAACCGCCTACCGAGAAAGGAATATTTCCTGACATTGCATATTTACTACTTGACCCAAATTTCAAATCTGTATTAACTATAACATTCATTGCGTAATAAGTACTGTATTCAATTGCAGTTGTAACACCACTGTTTACAAAGGTATTTCCTACTAAATCAGTAATAGTTCCGTCTAAATTGTCAATATTAATTAAATAATCCAAACTTACTGTTTTCTTTTTATAATTCCCTCTTCTACTCATAATTATTCAATTAAATTTAAAGGTATTGCAAAACTTACTAATATTGCACCTTCAATGTCACCATTACCAGTACTTGTAACATCCAATCGAGTATAACCAGCATTCATTAAATTATATTTTTGATTAACAGTTACACCCGACCAGTTTTCCACTTTACCAGTAACAAAGGATACGTCAGAACTAAATACATCATTTGTTCCATCATTAATTACAATTGTACTATCAGTTCCTGTATCAGCAGTATGGCATTTTGCAACCATTGCAACCATCAATCGTTTTGGTTGCAATCTATATGCTTTTTCTTTATCCAATACATCATTTGTTGCAGCATCAGCAAACGATTCTGATGTTAGATAGAAATCATTAACTAATATTTTATTAAATGGTATATAATATAACTCAGTTATATATGCACTTCCAGTTCTTAAAATATTACCACTTATTGTTAATAAATTATCTGTTATAGATTCAACAATTCCATAATCATATCGTGGAATACATTGCCATTCAACACCATCTGTTTCTGTTATAGATGAATTGTATGTTAATGGAAAAATTGGTTCACCTTCTGTATTATTTGATGTGCCAGCAACAGTGCAAATATATTGATAACCATTTTCAGTTGTAGGTATAATAATTGTATTTAATGTATATGATGTATTTGCTGCCCAATTGTTTCTTATTTGTAGATATTTAATTGCATCATATTTACTAATATTATTTCTTAAATCACTTGTTAATGTAATTGTTGCCACACTTGCCGGTGTTGTATTAAAATCAGTTATTTCAAATATAGACGCATCAGCGTTATAATCAACTCCATTTAATTTATCGTTTAGATTATCAGTAAAATTATTATGCGTTTGTACATAAGTTGTACCATTTAAAATATCATCTTGATTCAAAACAACTGTTCCTGTTTCACCATTTACTGACAATACATTATCAGTATTATCAATTTTTGTCCAACCTGTGTTTGTTTTAATAGCCCAATCATTTACTTCCCAAACTGTAATTCCATCTAAATCAGTATTACCAGCAACACTTACAATCCAGTAATGTCCAGTTGTAGTTGTTGATGTTATATCAGGTGTATTTGTGTTTGCATTCCAATTACCTTGAGTTAAAGAACCACTCATTAAATCTATTAATGTTAGATTATCAATTACACTAAAATCTGTTATTTGTTTTATTCTCATATCTTTATTTTATTTAAATTGGTAAACCATTATCACCATTAACTTTTTTGAATACTAATTGTCCAAATATAACATAAGTACCTATTGGTACATTAGCTGCACCACTTTGAGCTATTCTAATACTTCTAACTTGTCCTGAAGGATAGTTAGTATGTGAATACCAATTATCTTCAAGTAATGAAAAATCAACTGGGTTACTATTTGAATCAAAATTAGCGTCAGTAGTTTTAAATACTTGTCCACGTCCATTACCTCTTGGAAATGTAGTTTCAAAACCAAGAATTATACTATTAAGCATTCCTGTAACTGTTGTTGGTAACGCAAATTCATAAAAAACTAAATTACCTAAAATATAATATCTACTATAATAACGAGCATCAGATGTATCAATTGTTACTCCTATTGTTGGTGTTAACGTAACATCATAAGTATCACCATCATTTAGATGATTTGGTAAAAAATCGTGATTATTACCTATTGCTTCGTGTGTGTCTAAATTACTTTGTACAATATCAACATTTGTTTGTACATCATCAATAGATTCGTTAATATCATCGTTTAATTGTTCTATTGTTCCAAATAATATATCTACAAAAACAGTAGGTGATTGAACTAAGTGAGCTTTTCTTATTTTACGTGTATTCTTTATTGAACCATCTAAGAAATCTTTTAAACCATCTGGGTCAAACGATTCTAATAAATCAAAATAACGAGTTGTTGCAATTATTTCTGGGTCTAATGTGCCTAAGTTTTGTTCTTCAACTTGATAAATTTCACCATTAATAAAAATAGCACCTTCATTTAATGTAGTGTTTCCACCACTTACTGATAATGAGCAACCGTAAATGATATAATTATTATTATTGTTAAATCCATTACCAAAACTTGTTATTGCTTTTGTTAAAGCATCAACATCAAATCTAAAATGTTCTTGTCTTAAATCTAATTGTCCTTGTTGTATAATTGTTGTATTCATAAATGTTTTTATTATTAAATATTGAAATTTTATATTTATATACAATAATAGTATATTTTTAATAACTTTCAATTGTATATGTAGTTCCTGCTGTTCTGAATTTATTTATATAAAAAATAAGTTTTTCCATAAATAAAGAATCATTATAATTGTTTAAATCAACCTGTACAATAAAATCAACTTCATCTATATCTAAATATGCGTCTGTACTTAACCAAATTGAAGTACTTACTGTTGGAGTAATATCATCATTAGCATACCATAATACAGATGGGTCATAATTGTATGTTGTTCCCTCATAATCAAACGTATCTAATAATGTTCTTAATGCTTCAACATCTGTTGCAATAAAATGTTTAGGTAAGTTAGGAGTATCTATAATCAATATTCGTTTACCTGTTACATTTAATTTTATATTAAGAAAATGCTCCAATGAAGCTACTTGACCAGTATGTTGTACATCAAATAAATCTATTTCGTGTCTATCTAATGATTGTTTATATTGTATATCTATATCAGCAATCAATAATTTAATCCATTCATTTAAAACAACCTGAGTTTGTTTAAATATAGTTGGTAAATAATCTATTGCAAATTTATTAAAATCCCATTTCATATTTTATATTTTATTCATTTTAATAAGTGTTACTATTCAATTTCATAAGTTAAAAATGTATCTAATTCAAAGTTATCATCTATTCTAATATACCCAGCTAATGAATTATATCTATGTTGTATATTAACAAATGATGAAATTGAGTTAGGTCTTGCCTGTAATGTATCTATCTCTATATCAATTACACCATCAATATTTTGTACTTCATCAATTAATTTATTTCTAAGTAATGCAGAGTTAAAGGGTAAATTAAGTAAGTAATTATCAATCGCTGTTGTAACATTATTTTTTAAATCATTAATATTACTTTCACCATTATATTTAATAGTTGCAATTAATTTTAATTTATCTGATTCAATGTTTTGTATTGCTATTTTAGTACCTACAAATTTTATTTTATTGATATAAGTAATAAAAGCATTTAATTCAGGTGTTGTTAAAACATCATTATCTCTTCCACGTATTTTTAATATCAATTTACCTGATACTTCTAATGCACTTGCTTGTGCAACAATTTGTTTTGCTGCATCAATAAGTGAATATTTAGGCACAAAATCAGTTGATGAATCAACTGTTATGTTATCTGGATATTGAAATTTAGTAGCTTGTAATGAGTACCAATTAAATGTACCAACCAGAGCTGCATTTTTTATCGTTTCAATTTCATTAACTTGTGTCTGTATTATATTTTCTAATACCCATTGTGAATACGCTACAATATATAATTCCATAACCCAAATTGATACACTTGAATCTGATTGTAATTTATCAAGTAAATCCTGTACATTAGCTATTGTTGTATTTAATCCAGTTAATTCAGGTATTGTATCTTTATATGTTAATAAATTTGTAAATATTGTATCAAGTGTTCTCGTTGTAAAATTTGCCATTTGTTATTTGTTTTATGAAAAGTCTATTTTCAATTTGTTATTATTATCTTTGTAAATTAAGTTTACCTTATAACCATCAGCAATAAGTTGTTTTGATATACGTTGTTTTAAAATAAAATCTAATGGTGAATTTAAACTACCTATTATACCAACACCAGCTAAAGGATTATGTCTGATATGCCCTTGATGTATTTGTAATAATAATTCAACATTTTGACTATCAGAAAAATCAACTAAGAAATCTCCATTTGAAATTATTTTATCGTAATTGTCATCTAATTTAAAATCTGTTCTTGTCATTGTTTATAATGTTACATTGTAATAAATATCACCTTTAAATACATTATCTATATATAAACTTACTTTATGTTTATTTAATATATTAGAATTATTCTCTATTCCAGATATATAAGTTCCATTATCAAAATCAATTGAAACTGGTACTAATTTATCCTTATTCCAGAACTCAATCTTTGTAGTTGTATCATAACTATAATCTTGTAATTTTATATTAACAGTTTGAGGTGATGCACTACTATTAATAATATATACATAAAAATAAATGCTATTTATCTGACGTTTAGTTATTTCTCTACTTGAAAATACCGGTCTTGTTGCAATTCCACTTGTTTTTTGTGCCCAAAATACATATTTAGAAACACCTGTGGTATTAACTGAAAACATTAATGTATCAATAGCATCACCAGTTAATCTAATTTGTCTATCACCAACATAAACTTTATATTGTTTTGTAAATGTACGTGTTTGTGATGGGTCTAATAATGTAGGCGTTGTATTCCAACTTTTTTTATTCAAATTATCATCTGGATAATATTCTATGTAACCATTAGGATAACCTGATGCAGTACCTGTATTAGTTATACTCCAAGTTACTGTTATTGTATCTTCATCATTTGTTGGTGTAGGAACAATAGCTAAATCACTATTATATGTCATTATTGGAATTAATACTGCTGGTGAAACTAATGTATTTATACGGTCTTTACAGGAACTTATAAAAGTATAATTGCCTTCTCTAACTGTTACTTGTTCTGAAAAAGTATGTGTACCTCCAGCAACAATAGTTATATTATACTTTATTATTTCGTGTATATTATTCGATATAAATCCACCACCTAATATAGTACCAGTATATTCAAACTGACCTGTATATAAACCTGCAGCATCACCTGTATTAGTTATACTCCAAGTTAATGTTACTGTTTCATTTGCATTAGGTGTTGTATCATCTATTACAAAATCATCATTACATACCATATTTGCACTTCCTAAAACTTCAACTGAAATTGATTGTACACAATCACCAGTTAAAATAACAGCATACGTATTTGCTACTAATGATGTATATATTTCTTGAAAATTATAAGTTTCACCTGGCTCAATTGATTGTGATATAGTTCTATTAGAATGACCAGTAACAACTAATACACCATTATAAGTAATAGCTTGATTACCATCATTTGTTACACTCCATAATAAATATAAATCCATACCTGAATAACCTACAATTAAATCTATTAATCTGGTTGTATCAAAATCATCATTATAATCATTATTATAATCACCTACAACTAATGTTTTAGGTCTTAAATCACCATTACAAACTATATTACCAGATAAATTTTGAGGTAATATACTTGATATTACATTGTTATTGATATTGTTATAATCAGATACAATATTATCAGTTATAGTTAAATCAACATAAGCTGTTTCTGGTATAAAATCATTGTAAGAAGTATAATTTAATTGCCCCATTATATCAAATATATTTTCAATTGAACCAGAACAAGTTAAAATAAAATCTAAAAAGTTTTGTGTACTATATTTATTGTAATTTGCCATTATAATTAATATTAAATTTGTTTTAAGAATGTTAATACAAAATCTAAAAAGGTTTGTGTATTATATTAAATTTGTTTTAAGAATGTTAATATAATTGAATCACTTGTATCAATTGTATATCCTAATGTTGTACTGTTATAATATAATTGGTCTGCTGCAATTACATCTCCCTTTAATCTAACTAAAGCACCATCTTTAAAATAAAAAGCATCTGATTCAGTTTCACCTTGATAAAAACGCTCACCATTTAAATAAATTTCTACTTCATAAACAGGTGTTTCTGGAATAGCTATGTTAGTATTACCACCAGTAGGTGAAACTGAACTAAACTTGTAACTTTTTACTACATAATCACCTTCAGTTGTTCCATCATCTACAATAAATGAATCAATGAAATCTTTTAAATGACCATTTAAAACAGCACCAGTAATTTCTTCATTACTATTTGTTGTAATTAAATTATTGTTTTGAGTTGTTAACTCTGCTTTTGTCTTTTGTGCCATATTTTATTTTTTAGTATATGTTTAATATAAATAGTGTATTCTTTAATAAATAACACTAATTATTATAAATAAAAAAAGGCGGGTAATTACGCCCACCCTTTTATTGTTTTACACTTATAATTTTTACGATTAATTTTCGCTACCCATAAGTACATTCCATTCAATCCCAATCGGTGTTAAATCAAATGTAGCTTCTGCTGAAGTATCACCTTCTGAATTTGTTTTTTCATACGAACCAAATGTGCATCCATATAACATATCTTTATATAAAGTACCATCATATCTTCGTCTTTCAATTGTTAATGTGAATGGTGCAATATTAAGTGGTGATTTTAAAGTTGGAAATAATGCGAAAACATCATCAATTAAATTATCCATTTCAGATAATAGCATTGTTATTTCACCAGTTACCTCTTTTGTTGGATAACCTTTAGCAACTATAGTACCACCTGAACCTGCTATTTTCGCTGGAGGTGCTGATTCGCCATAACTAATACCAGAAACACCTGATAATGCAAAAGCAACTCCTTGAATTTGAAAACTAATAGAACCCCAATCATTTGCTGTGTGTGATACTGATTGTGTTGTTATATACGGATTTGTTCTTATATTTAAAGCCATAATTTTGTTTTTTTAATAAACCAGAATTAATATCTGGTAATTGTTTATATTTGTATATCTTTTGTTAAACCATTCTGAATTAACATAAAATCAGAAAAGTTATATTCGTCTCGTTTGTTTGTTAAAACAGCATCAGTTTTATCAACTAATACATTTACATTAAATGCACCTACTGATAAATCTTTTGTATTATCTCTTACTAAAGAAAATTCTAATACATTTGTTGTAGCTGTTTTAATTGCCATATCTAAAAAACTTGTCTTAGTATTTAAACTATATGATAAGAATTGAGTGTTGTTATTTTCAGTTGTAATTGTTAAAAAAATATTAACTACATCTGTTGTTAAATCAACATCTGTTCCATTCTCATCAACTACTGCTATTTCAACAAATCTATCTTCACCCTGTTGTAATGTATAATTATATGCCATAATTTTTATATTTTATTTTACACTATATCCAAGAGTTATATTAATATTTTTTGCTGATTCAATTGGTACTAATCTAATATCAATTAAAACTTTCCCTGTTGCAATAACATTTTGTGATAAATCAATATTCAATGTAAATCCAGAAATATTACCTAAAGTTACTAATCTTGATAATACATCTGTTACTGGTACATTAAATGCTGATACTGTTGAACTGGTCATAGTTCCATTTGGATTAACTGATAGTGGTGAATTTAATAAACCTACTAATGAAATATAAACCTCTCTATAAACTTTGTTATATACACGGTTGTTTTCAATTGTATGATAATCAGATGTTGCAGATGCAGCAGTTGAACTTGTTTCACAAAAACCACCAGTTTTACCTTCGTGTGTTATGAAATATATATAATGTTTTTCGTTTAAACTTGTTTGTTCTGCATCAGTTAAACGTGAAAATAATTGACCATTAGCTAATGCTGGTGTGTCTAATTCATCAGTTGTACTATTTGCACTCATATTAAATGCATCTACCCAAGCGATAGAATGACTTACTTTTGCTAATGATGTTACTCCTAATACAGCACCAACATCACCTGTGTTTAAGTTCAATGTACTACCATATCCAGCACCGTCAGAACCAATAACGACTGCTACTTCATAAGCATCAGTTGATAATATTGATAAATCTGGAAGTGTTGAAATGTCAGTAAATGTAATAAAGTTACTTGTATAAATTGCAATAGCTGGTCTATATTTAGTTTTTAAGTAATCTAATTTAGATTGTACAGCAGTTAATTCAGTTGATGCAAAAGTAACAGCTTTTGCTAAAATACCAAACTGTCTAACTAAACCATTAGCCTGTGTTTGTAATTCAACTAATTCATTATAATCATAAGTACCTGTTGGCACAGGAGCTATAAATGTATAAATATCACCAGCTGGATTTAATCTAAAATATTCAGATAATACATAATATTCATCTGTCCAATCAACTGAATCTTTAGCAATACCTGCACGAATTACATCAGCAATTGATTTAAAACGTTTTACAGTTTGTCTATAAATTGTCCAATCAGCTTCATCTGTTGCCCAATCTGTTGATGTGTGTGATGTATTACAAGTATAATAATTCTTTTGAGTTGCTATATAACGAATGTCACCAACAATATATGCTGTTGCAGTTAACCATTCTGTTAATTCAAGCCAGTTTGGAATAGAGTTATTAAATGAAATAAATCCTGAAATATGGTCTTGATTAGGAGCAATTATTCCTAAACCACCATCTGTTTGTGTTATTGTAATGTTTCCCATTATTTATTCGTTTTAGTTGTTGTTGTTTTTGTTTTTGATTTAGTTGATTTAGTTGATTTTTTAATTTCAACTTCTCTATCAAAAGTTATAAGTTCAGTTGAGTTAATTGATGCAAAATATTTTGCACTATTAAAATTTGTATCAACCCAAAAAATTCCTGTATTAACAGCATAAAATCTATTAACATCTGGATATTCTTTAAAATAATTAATTGATATTTTTTTTAATTCTGTTTTTGTCATAATATATTGTTTTATAAAACTCTGTTATATTATAAAAATACAACAGAGTTTTTAATATGATTACACGCCTTCAACTAATGTATAAATACCATTTACACTATTAGAAATAGCTTTATAAGATTGACTTCCACCTATCCACATTTTAAATACAAATGTGTTTTCTACTAAATAGTCAATACCATTACCAGTTAACATAATTGGACTTGGTGTTGCTTTACGTACAAAACGTGGGTGAAAAAATAATGATTCTTCTCTTGATGTAGAAGTTGTTGCTCCACCAACTGCAATTTTAGTTGTTGCATTTGAAAATGCTGGTGTATAATTTGAAGTATAAATTTCAAATCCTCTATACATAGCAATCGCTCCTCGTTTTATTGCATTATCTGTTAGACCAAAAGCATAATTTTGATTACCAATTATCTTTAACAAATCATTTTTATGGGTTGGTGATAGAATTGCTCTACGTCCATCTGCAGATACTCCTTGTATATCTAAATACAAACTTGCTTTTAAAAAGTCTGCATCTGTAATAGCTTTTGCAGTTGCTAATCCATAACGATTTGCTCTTGCTGCACCTGTTGTTGCACCAATTGAAGCTGAATCAGTTACACTCCAATTATGTAGTAATATTTGTTGTTTTCGTTCTATAAACGCATTTGCTACATTTAATGCACCCTCTTGTACAATATCAAAACCAAATTGTGCTGTATCTTCTACATCACCATAAAACTTTTCACTATATTCAAGTTGTGAGCTATATGATAAAATATCAGCTGATATTGATTTTGTTGTATTACTAAACGGTGTTGTACCAGTTGGACGTATGTACGTTTGAATTGTAGGTTTTGTTAATATTTGTGGAATATTTATTGTTCCAAACTCATCAATCAACTTACCATCATCATTTACATTTGAATCAAAGTTTACATCTTGTATAAGATTTCGTTGTACTTCATTTATCCAAATTTCTCGGTTTAATATTGCCATAATTTATTTAATTTATATTATTTATTTATTTATTTGTTTTACTGTAACGAGCATTATATAATTTATTATACAATTCTTCGTTATTTAATTTAATGTTATCTAATCCTTCTCTGTCTTTTGTTAACCAATCAACAAGTGTCCAATCTTTTTTTGAATCTTCTACTTTTTTGTTATCAGTTATTTTCTGATTAAGATTAACAGTTGGAGTTGTTATTGCTCTCGCATTTTCAATCAGATTATCAAGAATATCATTAGATAATTTTAATAAACTGTCTTTTTGTTTTAATGTAAATTTACCGGCTGTTATAGCCAAGTCAATTTTACGTTCTGTTTTCTCTAATTCATATTTAGAAACTTCAGCAGTTAATGCTTCAAGTTCTATGTTTGATTTAGATAATTGGATAGTTAAATTTTCAACTGTTTTGAAAATATCTATTGGCTTTACGCTTAACAATATTTCTAATTGTTGTGCCAATTCAACTTTAGTTTCAACAGTTTCAACTGTTTTAGTTTCTTTAGTTGGTTCAACTTTTTTGTCTGTCTTTACTGGTTTATCAGTTTTCATTTTCATTTTTTCAATTGTTTTTGAATTATCACTATTATCTGATAGAAATAAAGCTAAATCTTTTCCCGTTTCCAGATTAAAATCTTTATTATTATAAGATAATTTAATTGCGTTTTTATTTGATGGTAATGATGTTATACTTGCTTCAAGTAAATTTGAGGTTAATACAGTTACAGTTTTTTTATCTTCTGAAATTTCAAAATCAGTTATATCAAGACCTACTGATACACCTTTGATTAATTCCTTATCAACTTTATTTTGTATTTTAACTGATTCAGGGTCATCAATATCAAATTCTGCCGTTGCTATTAATTTTAAATCAGATGTTTTTGTTAAGTTAATCCAACGTCCTAAAATATTATCTAAATTATGATTAAATGGCATAATAGGATTAGATAAAAACTGTTCAGTGTTAATACCGTCTGTTTTTACAATTAATCCGTGAGCATTTAAACTCTCATCTGATAATATAAAATCGTATTTGTTTTTCATATATTTATGTTGTTATATAAGTATATATTATAAAAAAATAAATTATACTGTTTTTTAATAAAAAAAATTAAATTTCAATGTTAGTCTTAATGTTATCTAAATTGTCAATATTAATTACTGCTGGTATTTCTAATAAACTTATATCTGATGCAAGTAAAGCATAAGAAATTATAGTATCTCGTAATATACCAAATTCATTATTGATTGACATACCTATTCGTTTAATACTATCAATTGTTATATCTCTACTAATTGAAAGTTTATCTGGAAAGTTATGTGTACCTATATTATTTATTTGTGCATAAATTTTATCAACTAAGTTTAAATGTTCTAAACTTTTTATTAAATCTGAATCTGCATTATCAAAACTTGTATATAGTTCTGATATAATATGTAAATCTATTTGAACTTCGGCTGCCTCTTTATTATTACTATATTGTTTAATTTCCATTGGTTTTATTTCAATGAAACAAACAGGATAGTTAAAACGTCTGCTATTGTTTTCATTTCTATACTGCGATGTATATAATGTAACAATATTTAATTCAGGTACATTTTGTTCTAAATAGTACTGGAATAATCTAAAAATTGTAGTAAACATTATTTTCTTTTCTTTATGTGTTTATTTATATCTTCTTTAACTTTATTATTAAACTCAAATGAATTATTAAGAAATGGTCTTGCTGGTATAACTATAAATTGTTTTTTCATTATTGCCATACGTTTCCATTTTTCATTTTGAGTTTTCTTATACATATACCAAAAGTATGATTTCATTTTATCAGTTACTCTTATCTTACCACCCTCATTTTGTATTTTAGCATACGATAAATTATTTGTTATATGAGTTGTATTACCTATGGTATATGCTTTCATATTATTAGCTAAACTACCAGAACCACTTGACTTCATATAAGTATCAAGCCAATGTTTACCATCAAAACTTTTATTTTCGATATTCTTTTTTATATCATCTAATACAAAGTCTTCAACTGATTTATTAACAGTATCAAAGTTTTTTAATATAGTTTTAATACGTTTATCAAATTGTGTGGTATCAACTGTTTTACTTATCATCTGTTGTTACTTGTTTGTTATCTGTTTCATTAAGATTACCATTTAAGTAATTTTCACTTAGTTCAATGTTATATCGGTCTGTTATATACGAATCACTATATAAACCTGACTGAATTATACCTATTAATTCTTTATCAATATTTACTTTTTCAGTTGTTGGTAATACTTCTTTATCTTCTAATTTAAAATAAACATCTCCAACAATACCAAGACCTTGTAACTTAGGTATTACTATCTCATTAATACAAAAAACTAAGGTTCTTAGTTCTGACATTATTTTATAATTAGTTTGATTGTCGTGTACATTAGCTCTCGCCTGTGAACCAACAGCTCCACCTGAAGTATTATCAGTTGCACCTAATATTAAACCAGTAATTTCATTATTAATAAAATTAATAAATTCAAGATAAACAGCGTGTGCATCACTTCTTGTTGTTTCTTTAAATTCTACTTCTTCATTAGGACTTAATATAGCAAATGATTTAGAACCCATATCTTTTAAATAGTTATAAAAACGATTTTTATCTTCGGTTCGTGTTGCTGTTGTTTTACCTATACGTATAGGTGCTCCAAATACTTCTTGAAATTCAGTCCAGAATATAATTGCATATTTTTTCCATAATATAAGTGGTGCTATTTTTTTTAATAAACCTAAATCAAATTTACCACCAATTTCTATTAACCATCTATATAATTGGTTATCATTAACATAAGATTCACCTCTATAATCATAATAATTTGGTACATATTCTTGCCATTCTGGTAATACATTTTGTCTTGGAACTAATGTAACAGATGTTATTTGATTATCAATTGAACCATCTATTTGTAATAATGAATGACCCCAAAATGCTGTGTTTACAAATTCATTAATAAAAGTATAAAACCATTGTTGTTTAAATTTATCAGTTTCAACTTCATTATATTCATCATTGCTTTTATTATATAATTTAAAATCAATAGACTGAATACGGTCTTGTTTTAATTCAATTAAATGAGTTAATTTATTATCAAGCATTACATCTTCATATAAACGATATAATTGTGTTCGTGATGGATTTGTATCATACTCTGCTGCTGCTAAAGCATTACGCCAAGTTTTTGTATTCTCTTGAATACGATACATTATTTTATTTTCAATACGATGAAGTATATCACGTTTCTTTGCTCGCTCACCTAAATCATCGTCATTCTTTAATCTGGGTCTTGTAATGTTTCTAAATAGATTTAATTTCATATCTTTAAAATTGTGTATTATTTAATTGTTCTGTACTAAATAGATTTGTATAAACGCCTGTATTATCATTATCAATATCTTTTTGTTTTATATTAATATTCAATATACCTTTGTTTATATCTTGTAATTTTTTAATTGCATCATTATAACGTATTTCTCGTAAATCTGACATTATATCAGTACTTAAACGTGTCATTATATCATATAAAAATATATCAGTTGCTATTCGTATTAAAAAATTATTACGATTAAAACCAGTTAAACTATATTCATAATTAGTATCATATCTGGTTCCTATATATGAATCTATCATATCTAATACACCTTGTTCTGTATTATCATAAATTAAATCACTATCATTTGTTATATCTGATAATATATTGGTTTTTGATAGTAATGTTAAATCGTCTTTTGTTAAATATTTCATATTTTATATTAGTTTTGTTTATATATAAATAGTTATAATTATACTTTTTAATATTGTTTTTATATTAATTACAGAAAACTGTAATAATCAGTGTGTTACAGAATGTTACCATTGATTACTACATTTTGTTTTTATTACCAGCGATTATTTGTTTCATAATCTCTATAACTACCTGTTTGTATATCAATTTCTGTGTTATATATTTTTCTACATTTATTAGCTAATGCCAAACTCATTACCATATCATCGTGTAAACCAGAAGGAGCTGAGTATTGTATTTTACGTGTTTTATTTGAGTATGTATATTCAAATGATTGTAATTCGTTATGTAAGTCTTCATTTAGTTCTTGTGATGGTATTTCTATTTCAACTTCGTTGAATGATAATATTAATGTTTCAATAATATCACTTTTACTATTATTATCAGTTTGGAATGCAATTGTATTTGTATATTGTTTAGATATATCTTCATATAATGGGTCATTAATAGTACCATTGTTTGCTTCTATATAAACTATTGGTTTATATTTATCTAATAATTCAAGTATATTTTGTTTTATTATTTTCCATTTTTTTTTATTATCTCTATATATATGTATTATTTGATTTTTATCATTGAATATTGTTAATACAGTATAATCATTTGTTTTACCAAAGTCTAAACCAGCAAATGTCCTTTCATCAATATAATTTGGATATTCATTAATAACAGCGCATTCGTTATAGTTACTAAAAACAGTTCCATCAGATATAAATTCAGCCAAGTATTCAGTTTTGAATACACTTTCTGGTAATACTTTTTTTGCATCTATTACTTCTTGTTTATCATAAAATGGATTATCTGAATATAGCATTTTATAATATTTGTATTTACTATTATCAGTATCCATACCTAATGAACACATTTGATAAAATACATTTTTACCTTTAGGTGTTGATGTTATTATTACTTTTGCGTTTTTTCTTGCTGCAGTTGTAGGTCTAATTGCTGATTCCCAAGCATCTTTTCTTAAATATGCAAATTCATCAATAAATAAATAATCAACTGATTCACCACGTATGTTATCATATCGTTCTGCTGACCTAAATTTTATTATTGTATTTGTTTTTAATACAATTTCTAAATCTGAGTTATTTTGTGTTTGTATTATATTTATATCATTAAGCCCATTTTTTATTTTAACAAACACTTTTTTATTTTGTGCGTGTGTTGGTGATATAAATAATATTACACAACCAGGGTCATTTATTGCAAAATTCATTAATACGTAAGTAGATAAAACTGTTTTTCCAGATTGTCTTGAGGCATTTATCATAAAATACTTTGCCTTTTTACTACCAACAATATCATTAAATATTGTATATTGTTTATCTGTCAATTCACTTATTATATTCATTTATTCAGTATCAGTATCAGTATTAATATCTTCTTGTTTATTTATTTTTTGTACTGAGAAAGTATAATTATCAAGCTGGATTGAATTACCATCTGTTAATAGTTCTACATTTTCATACGGTGTATTTTTGAATCGTTTTTTATTAAGGTATCTAAATATAGCTTGTTTATCACCATCTTCAATTAAATCCCAAAACTTTTTTATTACTCTATCATCTAATGATTTTGTAATTGTTTGTAATTTAGCTTCAAACACAGGGTCATTTTTTCTCCAATTATAATATGTTTTTTCGTTTAAATGTGTTTTTGCAAGTGTATATTTTGTGTTACCTTGTGATTCTTTAAAATATTTTAAAAATAGTTTTTTCTTTTCGTCTCTATCTATATGTTCAAATGCCATAGTTTTGTTTATTTAATTAATTATTATTTAATATATATGTTATCAGTTTGTAAAATTTCATAGTTTGGTAATTGAAAATCTGATAAGCTGTTTATTGTAAATTCAGTTATATTACTATAATCTGCTGATTGTGTGAAATCAAATTCTGTTATTGATATATCAAAAATATCAAATATTGTATTCAAGTATATACTATCAACTTGTACATTTTGTGATAATGATAACAATGCATTTAATTTCTTTATTTTTTTAGTATCAGTTTGATATTTATTAGAACCAGCAATTAAACCTGTTAATGATATATTATAATCACCATTATTCCACATTTGTTTTATTGTACCATCAATACCTTGTGCTATATCAGTTATGATATGCTTTGACCTTGATACTGTTATAAATACGTGGTCTAATAAAACAGAATAATACGGTGGTGTACCTGCTGCAGGTTTTTTTAATGAAAATGCTTGCTTCAAACGCTCAAGTTCAAGTGTTTTTGTATTACCAATATCTATTAGTGTATCATTTACATTATTTAATTTATTATTTTTATATACAGAACTGCCAGATGCTAACGTTTCAGTTGAATTTACATATAATGTTACGTGGTCTAATACAATAGTACCTAATGGTGATAATTTAAAATCAGTGAACTTTTGTATTAAATTTTGTACATCTGTATTTGTTGCATTTATCACATCACCAGTTAAATATTTAGTGTTTGAAAATACGTCACCAATAGAATCTATTCCGAATAAATTACCTACTTGATTTTCAATTGTATTTATTTTCATTGCCATAATTGTTTTTATTGTTTTAATGTAGCTACATCAACTACTATTTTTTGTAATTCTTTTGCTATTTGATTACCTACTTCATTTGTAGATTCAGTTATATTTGTTGTACTTAACTCATTAACACCAATTAACTTTGATATGTTTATAGTTAAACTTTTTATTACTCTTCGTCTTGATAAATAATCTACTGATGATTTATCACTTTTGACTGCGTTTCCGCGTCCTAAACGTGTTTCCTCAGTTGCAATCTTTTTATTCATTATTCTACGATTTAAATCAGAAGTTGACCAGTATTTATTTGGTTCATCACCTACAATTTTTCGATAATCTTTTCGTGCTTTTATTAATTCATTTTGTTTTCTATTTTTTTCAGTAATAATATCTATTTCCTTATTAAGTTCATTAATATCCCATAACAAACCCGGGTTTTTCCCTGTCAATTTAGTATATACAGCACTTTGTTTTTCAAATGCAATTGTTGTTGGATTACTAACACCTGCGTTTAACCAGGATGATGTTATTGTTTCGGTTCTTCTGATTTCTTTTTCTAATGATTTTATAATTAAATCATATCGTACTGCATCGTCAGACCAGTTTTCACTTTTGCGTTTTAACTCTTTATAATAATCAAGTTTACCTTGATTTGACTCAGGTATGTTTGTATCAGATGACGAGTTCATTGCAAGTCCCCAAATTGAACCATACTTTGTAGCATTATAAAACGCTTTACCAAACAGACTTAAATTATCATACGCTAACTCACCTGCTTCACCTGTTAATAAAAGTGATGTAAAACCCTGTACGACTGTACGCATACTTTTACTTATTACACTATTACCCTCCCATATAGAATTAACAAAAGCATCATAAGCTGAAGTTGCTTTATCTATATCACCAGCTAAGTTATCTTTCATTATATCTGATAACTCTTTTGTAACACCAATGACATTTTCATAATTTTCTGTTAAATATTCAATTGTATCTGCACTTGCTGATAAAATACTTAATGCAGTTTGTGCTGTTCTACCAACCTCATCATTCGCATCAGCGAGTGTTAATCCATCTCGTGCCATATCTTCGTATGCAGCGTGAATAGTTTTCCCTGTTTCTTTAGCATTTGTTGCAGCATCAACTATTATACGTCTCAACCCTGTACCAGCACGAGTACCCTTTACACCAGCGTTTGCAAGTACTGATAACATTGCAGTTATTTCTTCAATTGAAAACCCAGCTTGTTTTGCTATTGGTGCAATATAAGACATTGCATTTGTATATTTATCTATATCCAATGCAGATGATACAAAAGACGAACCCATAACATCAACGACTCTTTGCATTTCAGTTGAATCCATTCCAAAACCTCGTAAAGTTTCTGCTGCAACACTTGATGCAGCTTCTAATGAAATGCCTGTTGCTTCTGCTAATGTAACAATACTTTGTGTTGAATTTAAAACTTCCTTTGCAGAAAAACCGAATTTTAATAATACTTTTTCTAATCCAGCCACTTCTTTTACAGTAAAAATGGACATTCGTCCAACATTTAATGCATTTTTCGCAAGTGATTGAGTTAATTCTTCATTGCCTTTTAATAATGCACGTATATGTGAAATACTTTTTTCATATTCTATGCCACGTTTTACAAAATCTGCAGTTACACGTGAAGAAACATAAGCTATTGCTGCTGGTCCCATTGAACTTGCTAACATTCCCATACCGCCACCCATTGCAGCACCTATTCCACTACCAATGCCTGCACCATTACCCTTACTACTACGCAAACTTTGTTTACTTGCTTGATTACGTTTATATATCAACGTTATTTCTTTTTTTAGCTCTGTTTGTCGTTTTCGAGAACCAGTAATATACAATTTATTTAATTTAATTAATTGCTTTTCTGTTTTATTTATTGCACGAGTATATTTAATCTGGTCTTTAGTCATTTTACCCAATTCGTTGTGAGTAATTCTACTAACTTTTTTTACTTCTTTTGACGATTCGTCAATAATTCTCAAACGGAAATCTATATTATCTGACATATTTGTTTAATTTGTTTATTTATTTACTAACAGAACGACTTAATAACCACTTCGTTGCAGCATACATTTCAATCCACTTATCTTCATTCGCTGTAAATGGTTCAGTTGATGAAAATGTATCAGCAATTAATGCTGTCCACTTTCGCATTATATCTTTATCATCGTTCTTACTAATCGTTGAATTTATTATTTTTTTTTTAATGTAACAACACCTAATTGCAACATATCTGATAAAAATGGCATATAACTTGTAAAATATTCTGGTTTTTTCATAAATTGTATTAACTCCATATCAGATTCGTCTTCTAATATGCATTTTCTTGCCATTAATAGCTTTGCTTTAAATAATTCACCATCATCATATAAATCAATTAATCGCTTTGTTGTTTGAAAGTCTGGTTTTTTAAAATATCCTTTGTATTTTTTATCACCATCCTCTAATTCAAATGCAACAATTGACTTTTCTATGTTAGGTATTAGTATTACTTTCTTTTCTTTATCTGCTAATAAATTATATAATTCGTTGCGATAACTTAAAAATAAATCAATGTGATTTTCAAAATCAATCATTTCTTCATCACCTGATTTAAAACAATCTTTTGCAAATGTTGTATCTGCAACGAATGAATTTGTTATATTACGATAAAAAGTTTGATATATACCAAATGTAGGATAATCAAAATTCGCTTTGTATTCTTTGCTTTCTGTTTTTACTGTTATTTCTATCATTTTTTGGTTTTTTTGTTTTTTTGTTTATTAAATTGTATTTAACTATATATATATATATATATGTAAAGATTATAAAAAAATCAATTTAATACTAAAAATATGCACAAAATAACAACTAATGTGTTCATAAAGGCAATAGATAAAAAACCAATTCCACGTGATTATTCACCTAATGATTATATTAAACCTACATACATAAAACTTAATAATATCATTAATATTAATACAGAAGATAATGTAGAAACATTAACTAATATATGTACTATTAAAATAGCCCGTAAAGATATAAAATTTTTAGGTGGAGATTTGATATTTGAAAACACAAACACAAAATCAAAAGCGGTTGTAATGGCACAAAACTATTCAGAAATTAATGTTATTGCTGGATATGATAATAAACTGATTGAAATATTTAGTGGATATATTGTAAAATTTGATGTTAATAATGAATTTATTATAATACATTGTGAAGATGAAATGAATAAATTAAAACGTTCAAAATATGTAAAAAATTCATTCCCAGCAATTATTAAAGCTAATACAATTCGTGGACAATATAAAGACAAAGGTATTACACAAGTCCCTCCGTATGATTCTGAATATCAAATACCACGTTTTAAATTAAATACACAAACTATATTTGATGATTTTAATATGATTGGTCAAGAAACACAAATTGCTCATATTTTATTATGGCTATTTGAACAATATGGTTTTAATAATGTTAATACAGATGATTTAGGTAGTTATTTTAATTTTGATTTTGGATATGATATTATATGTGCAAATATACAAGCTGGTAAAATTATCATTGGTGAACCTATGACAATTGCTGAAATATTAGAACAACTAAAAAAAATATTTGGTATTTATATTTATTTTATTAAATCATATCGTGGTCTTAGTAGAAAACTTGATGATTATGGTGGGTATGTTTTATTGCCACATAAAACTTTAAACGTTGGTTGGAAATATCCTCATTTAAGAAAAGGTATTGAAGTTTCTAATTATTTACTTAATACTGGTTTTAAACAATTTGATGAATCTAAATTAAATACATATAACAAACAATGTTCTATAACAAACTATTATAAAAAACTTACTGATAAAAAAAGACAATATAATGTGTTTAAATCTGATAATTTAGTTTGGCAAGATACAAACAAAAATAAACTTCAAATCATTGGAACCAGCATTATTAATAATGAAAGAATAATTGCAAAATATCCTAATAGTGAAAATAAATTAAAGTTTGAAATTATCAAAGGTGATACTGATGATAATGGTGATAAAAATTCAACTGCAATCAAATCTCATTTAGATGATAATATTATTATGTTTAATGATAACAAAGAAAATATTATTAGATTGAACCTACATAATTTAAAGGTGGATGAATTAAAAAAATTAGTTGAAAATAAATATAATAATTATCCCGACATTGGTTATTCAGGTAATATCGAATTGTGGGGTAGTTACCCAATTACTTATTTTATTAATATCGGCGATGTTGTTACATTAATTATGCGTAATGATGTTGATGTTTATGATGAAAAAATTGACACAACTGTTAGAAAGATAGAAAAACATTATAGTTATTATATAGATAAAGTTGTTAGAACAATAAATAAAGATGTAGGTTATACTCAAACAATAACATTAGGTAATCGGTATTATTCAACTGAACGTAAGAATGAAATTAACGATAGTTTATAATTAAATAAAATAAAATACAATGAATACAACTAATATAATTAAAAAAGCATTAAAGGAAATTGTTAAAGAAAACATACCTTACGCTAAAAAATGTATTGTGCGTGAAGTTGATGAAACTACAAACACTTGTACAGTTGAACCAATTGATACTGATACGTTTAATGAATCAGAAGGTGATATAAGCAATTATATTTACGATGTTAGATATAGTCCAATAAACCCAACAATTAAAACAACTAATAATATAACTACAACTAAATCTAATTTTTATATTAAAGTTGCTAAACAAGCATACGTTTATGTAATGTTTTTTAATGAAACTGACGCCTTTATTGTACAAACATCAGAAATTGATACATTAAATATTTTAGCTAATGAAAATGGTACTGGTATAAAAGTGTCTACACCAACAGATAATAGTGGTAGTACAATCACTCGTACAACTATTTCTGGTGATGAAATAATTATGGAAGTTTCTGGTAATACTATGGTGCAAATAACTCCAGATAAAACATATTTTAATAATGTTATTGATTGGCAAGTATTAACAACTAAAGGTGCTATTATAAAAACGAAAAATTGTAACATTGATTTAATAGTTCCAGAGTGTGGTAAAATATTAATTGGAAAAAATGTTAAAACGATTGATGTTAAATTTAAAAGTAAATACGATGATACTGATACAACTAATGCAACATATTATAATTTATATAAAAACTATATTTATGTTTATATAAATTCAGCTTTGAAACAAACAACTGAAAGCGGTAGATTATATACTGGTATTACTAATATTAAAAATGATTTAGAAGAATTTTATAGTAATGCTTTAGGTGTTTCATTAACCGAATTCGATACATTACATAACAATACAATTACTGTATTAACCAATATACAAAATAATACATCTGATAAACTATTTTTAGATAATCTTTATACAACAACTAAACAAATATTTGATTTAAAACCAAGTTATCGTCAGTATAATACATACGCAAATAAATATAATTATATATTCTATGCTGATTTAAAAGAATCTATTCAAAATGTAGATAGCCTATTTAGTTCAACATATATATTGGATACTTATAAAATATTATATAATGCAATTCTTTCTTTTTATAGTGATGAATTAAATATGAGTGAATTATTAACTATTATGTTTTCAAACTATGGTGGTTTGTGGGACGCAATTCAAACTAAACTTATTAATAAAATTGATAAATTTATTGCAGATAACGAACCATATAAAAATACTGATATTCAATATAACCCTGATTATGATATTGTTGATTTTGATATGGTTGAAACTGATTTAACTGCAAACTCTATTTTAACACAATTAAAGGAATCAATAGAAGATATTCAAAATAGTACAGCTAATGATATTCAAGATATACTTATTCATTTAACACAAATACAAGTTAGTTTAGCGGCTGTTAATAGTGCATTAGGAATACCTGCTCCAACAACACCATTTACTACATCTGAATTAGTAAATAATTTATCAAATTATCAAAATAAATTAGATGATATTAAATCAGATATAGATGAATTATTTGCTGATAATGTGCCTGATGAATAATGATTAAATCAATGTGAGGGTTGTTTTTAATAGATTTAAGCTACTTTTATATATAAGTTGTGTTTTGATATAACTTTGTTATTAAAGTAGCTTAAAATAGATGAGCCTTATATTGGATTCGAACCAATTATCTCGTACTTACAAAATACGTGCATAACCAATTATGCTTATAAGGCTTGTTTTGTTTAGTTTAAATATATAGTTTTTAAAATATGCTTATTTTCTATCATATAAATTTCTTTTTGTATGTAATTGTTACAATATGCAGTTGAATCTGGTAAGCTCATTAATCTTTTTTGTAATAAATTACTCTGTATATCTAAATAAACTTGCTTCAAATCAAATATATGTATTATCTTATCAGTAAATGACATTATATAAATAACCTGAATTTCTTTGTCTATATATTCTTTGTATTTTAATGATTTTTTCAATAAACTCTCTAACTTATTCTTTTCTAATATATATGTATCATATCTGGTGCTATTATCATTCCTGGTTTTTATTTCTCCAACTATAAAATTTCTATTAGTCTCAAATACAAAATCATTAATGGAAAACTTATTGTAATTAGATGTTATTATTGAATCTGGAAATAAAGTTTGTATTATTTTATCGCCTCGCTGCTCATAGTCTTTAAAAGTCATAATTTTATTATCGTTTTTAACGTAAATTATAACTCTATACTTATAAATAGATACTTTTTATTTTTTAGTTAATGATATAAATCATCAAATTTAATCATTTAAAATATTTTATAACTGTATTTATAAATAGCAAATATGTTTTTTGCATTTTTCATTAATTTGGAATTTATTATTTTTTTTTGAGAGGATACAATTTAGTTTGTATCCTCTTTTTTTATTCTTAAATTTTAAAACGTATTTTAAACAGTTGTAAGCAACTTTAATTGTTAAATGTGTTTTGATATAACTTTATTATTAAAGTTGCTTAAACAGCTTAATTTGTATCACTACGCTGAATGTAAAAGTATTTTATATTATCAATGGTTACTAAACAATATTCTAAATCATATTCTGATAAATTCTTTTTTAATTGTTTTAAATCAAGTTCTGACGTTATTATAAAATGCTTTCGCTTATCTATTATTTTATATGTTATTGACATATTCAACTCTAACTGGGATTCTATTATTTCTATTATT